CGAGCTTCAGGCGCTGGCTCTTCGTGTTGGCGAGAAGCTCGCGACGGTCATGGCCGACCAGCAGCGAGATGTTCCCGCGGAGGCTCTGGTCGAACGCGCCGCGCGCCACGCGCTCGGTGAACGGCTTTCCGCCGTTGACGCTGCGCACGACGAGCGGGTGGCTGGGAGCGTCGTAGACGGCCGCGTAGCCGGTCAGGCGGTTGCCGTCGCGCTCGAAGGACGTGGTGCGGACCTCAAGCATCCTCGGACTCCTCCCCGGCGTTGTCCGGGCCAGTGGAGGCCGCTGCGCCGCCCGGCATGGAGACGGTGGGCTGGTCGAGGCCCGACATGGGGGGCAGGCCGACCCGTCGGCGGGCGTCGTTGGGGCTCATGATGCCGGCGAGGACGAGCTTCGCCAGCGCCTGCCCGGCGTCCTTCAGGTTGCCGCGCAGGATCAAGTCCTTGTCGAAGCACAGGCGCTCGCCGGGCGCGAGGAGCTTGCGCTCGATCTCCGCGCTCCAGGCCGCCGACCACATGGAGAGGCCGCTGTCCACGTAGGCGCGGGCCGTCTCGACCTGCGAGGAGAGCGCGCCGCCGCCCTGCTGGAAGAGCATCTCGGGCGGGATGCCGAAGGCGCGGGCGATTTCCTGGATGCTGAAGCGCCGGGACTCCAGGTTGGTGCTGGAAGTCTCCTGGCTGATGCGCTCGGCCTTCATGCCCTCGCGCAGGATCAGCGGCCGCGAGGCGCCTTCCGGGTTCGCGTGCATGGTCTGCCAGGCGTCGCGGATGGACTGCACGGCCTGGTCGCTCATGGCGCCCGGATGGCTGAGGCTGATCTTGCCCGTCGAGCCGGTCTTGACGAGCGCCGAGTGCGCCGCGTCCTGGTCGGCCGCGAGCTGCATGGCGTGGGCCGTGGCGTCGAGCGGGGAGACGAACCACGCCGGGAACAGGAGGTCCGGGTACGCGCCGATGTGCACCACCTGGTCGGCGGCGAGCTTCACGTCCTTGATCAGGTACTCCACGCCCTCGTCGGTCCACTGGGCGCGGGCGGCGCCGACGGGGATCGGCTGGAGCTCCGCGACGGTGCCGTCGCTGGCCCGGCGGATCAGCGCGAGGCCGTTGCCCGAGGTAAGCGCGCAGCTGGTGACGAACCGGCGGAAGTCGAATCCGGACTGCCAGCGGCTGGCGTCGCGGTTCAGGAGCTGGGCGATGGGGTGGCCGTCGATGACGGTGCCGTCCTCGCGCTCCACGCGGATCGGCAGGCGGGCGATGTCGGTCGAAAGCAGCTGGACGGCACGCACCACCGCCGGGAGCGTCGATGGGTCCACAGTCGGCGTGGTGGCGCCGGACTGCCAGACCACGACGGTCGGCTTCACCGCGAAGATGCGCGAGAACCACGTCACGCTCCGGATAGGAACGAAACGCCCCGATTTGTCAAGCGGATTTCAAGAGAGTGGCACGATGGACCTCAGGTTGCACCTCAGCGCGTACCTCAGCGCATACCTCAACCAATCGGGCAGGCACTCGCCGCAAGCCCGGTCACCACCCTGATGTTCCGTTGGTCTATCGTCATCACAGCCATCATGCCGGCGATGACTGCATCGGTGTTGCTTGTGCTCAATGCCTTGTGCGGCTTGACGTTGCCGTTTATGTCCTTGTACGGCTTCAGTCCCTGCAAAGCCGCCACAAGCACAGGATCCTCGTCGTAGAACAGTTGGCGGCTGCGGAGCCAGTCGCACCACATCTTCCACGCCGGGCCGGTGGTCTGGATTCCTTGGTGAAACGGAACCACTGGCCAGCCACGGTCCTGCCACTTTCGTAGCTCGCTGTTCTGGGAGACGTGTTGGTCCGTTGCAATGCACATCACCTGGTATCGCGCCATCAGTGCCTCAACCTCAGCGGCAATGACGTTGCAATCGTGCCACTCTCCAGGCATCCGCCTGAGGTATCCGCGCTCTATCCACTGCCCCAGAGGCTGTTTGCACTTGCGCTCGTCTCGTACCACGTCAAGACCCGCCCACCAGGAGACGTTCCGGGCGCGCACCACGGCACCGTCCACCACCATGATGCAGAGGGTGGTTAGGTCGAGCTGCGGCCCATAGCCGCCTCGCGAGAAATCAATGGCAATCACGGCTTGCGCGCCGGCCAGCCTGGACCAATCGCATGGCTCCATCTGTCGCTTGAGCGTTCCAATGTCAAGGTCGGAATCCGCAAGCTCGACGTAACGGCACGCAATCTGCGTCTCAAACTCAGCGATCTGCTTCGGATCTCCGCTCTCCAGCTGGATCTTGGCGGCTGTCTCGATCTCTGATCGGCGCACCGTCACGCCGAGCGACGGGTTTGCCTTGATCCATGTCTCTGGGTCTTCGGCGCGGTCCTCGTCATCAAGGCCGTAGAACAGCCCGAACCAGCCGGCGGGCGGGTGTTCGCCCTTGACCAGCGCCTTTTCGACTGCATCCCAGTACGGGAAGACCGGATTAAGCCTCATGTGGGTGTCAGGCGTCGTAATGGCCACCAGCTGCGATAGCGGGCTCTTCGCAAGTCCGGTCATTGCGCGTCCGACGCCGTGCTGCATTCGTGCCACTTCGTCAAGGATGCACAAACGGTCGATGCGGCCATCGAACGCCTTGTCGGTGCATGGAAGCGTCTCAAAGTTTGCTAGCCCGTGATTGACCTTGCCTGGGATGGCCGTGGTCGTTGCTCCCTTCACCTTCCATTCCACGCCGTCCGGGTGGTTGGCGTTGAGGTTTGGGCACATCACCTGCATTCGCTCATGAACGATTTGGGACAAACGGGCGTCAGGGGCACCAGAGCTGCACTTCACCCGCTGATTCGGGTCGCGCATGACGGAGAGCAGCGTGCTGGCCATCATGTCGCTCTTCCCGTTTCCCTTGGCCACCACCACAAGAATGGCACGAAAGAACGGGAAATCGGTACGCCTGCCATCCTCCACTCGCCGGGCGCCGTGGATGAGCATGACCACTAGGCACTGCCAAGGCATGAGCACCAGTGGCTTTCCTGCGGTGTACGACGCCCCCTGCCCAGCCTTGTAGGCAAACTGCCGGGCGGCCTCGGCGCCGGCATCGTCCCACCAGAGGTCGGCTGCGGCCGGCTTGGCCCGGATCTCTAGGTACCGCCGGCACGCAGCCCGGATCCTGATGTTGGCCAGGATGCCGCCATCGACCACATCCCTGGCGTAGGCGTCGGCAAGGTCGGCGCACGTCGCAGGCTCCTTTTTGGCCTTGCGCCGCCCCGCACACTTTTTGACGGTACCCCCTATGCGGTCCCCGACGGGCCGAGGGGGGCTCGGCCCCGAAGGGGGGGGTGAAGCAGTTGCTTCACCCTCTATCGCTGGCTTCGCGCGCTGTCTTCGCGGCATGGCAGTCCTTGCACAGCGATTGCAGGTTGGTCCACTCGTCCTTGCCACCTCGATGCAGCGGCACGACGTGATCCGTTTCCAGCTCACCCACCGCACCGCAGTTGGCGCATTGCAGGTTCACCTGGCGATAGTGCTTCTGCCTGCGCCAGTTGCGCACTGGCTTGGGCGCTTCCAGCCTGAACGGCTCGCCCAGGCTGCCCTTAAATCGCCACCTACGCAGCGCCACGCACGGCCTCGCAGAATGCGTCATCGTCCTGGTTGCGCCACGCGATGAGCCACGGCCCGTGGTCCTGCTTGCACACCACCACGGGGATCTTGCCTTCGTCGGCGTCCCGGATGGCCTGCTCCATGAACCCCTCCACGGCCTTGCACTGCGGCGCACGCTCGGGGAGAACGGTCTGCTCCCTCACGCGGTGCAGGTTCGACAGCAGGCAGAAGAGCATCCCGTCGTTGGTGATGCTCAGCACCTGCTTCTCTGCCCTGCGCTGCCAGTGCGTCAGCCGGTGGCCACGCACCTTGACCTCGACATGGAGCGCGGAATCGCCCTGGACAGGCTCTAGGTCTGCCTTGGCCTTGCCCCAGCGCTGGGCCGTGCGACGCCACTCGACGCCCGTGCACTCGGTCAGCACCCGTGCTGCCTCCAGCTCGCCACGCGATCCCTTTGCCCGGCTGTTCATGGCTTGAGCTCCTGCACCTTGTGCCTGCCGACCTTGACGATCACGACCTCCTCGGGCCGGTCGTGCTTCGCGTCTGGTTCGTGCTTGACCTTCACGTTCCAGCCCCGCTGCATGGCGATCACGTTGGGGTCGAGGTTGCGTGCCTGGCCTGCCCATCCGCAGACTTCGCGCCTCGCCTCGTCGCGCTCGGCGGTGAGGCGGGCGATCTCGCGCTGCTGCTCAAGCACCTTCGCCGTGAGCGGGCCGAGGTCGGCGTTGCATCGTTCGTCGCTCATGCCGCCACCCCCTTCAGCCGGTGCCGGATCACGGCCCATTTGTCCCTCGCGTTCTCGACGTTGGCTGCCCGCTGCTTGTACTCGGTGTAGGCGTCTTCGCCCGTCCTAGCCCAGTTGCCGCATAGGGCTTCGATCCAGCCTTTGACCTCGGTAGGCGGACACCCGTCAGCCATCATGCGCTTGGCAAGCGTCGCCACGTTGCGGTCAACGTCCGCTCGATGGTCCCGCATGGAGATCCTGGATCGCAGATCCCAACTGATGTCCACCCCCCCCGCTGCGGCGTCAGCCGCGCCTTGGTTAGGTTGATGGTTAGTTCTATAGTTAGGATCCCTGTCGCTCCCTGCTACACCACCTGTAGCCGGCAGCGACACCACCTGTCGCTCCCCGCTACACGTGGGTGTCGCTCCCTGCGACAGGTCGAGCATGTAGGTGAGCGCCTTGCCGAACCCCTTGGCGCGGACCACCTCCTTCTTCCGGAGCGACTGCAAGGCCCGGTTCACGGTGGTGCGGTGGAGCCTCGTCTTGGCCGCCAGGGCAGCCTGCGACGGGAAGATCCGGGCGCCGTAGTCGGCCAGGGCGAGGAGCACCAGCAGCTCGTCGGAGGTCAGGCACGGGGCGAGGCGGAAGACCTCACTCGGATGCGTCTTGGCCATCCTTGGCCTCCTTTACTGCCTTGTCCACAATCTTGGCGAACACCTTTCGTTGGCGATGGCTTCCAGGTCGTAATGGCTTTGCCAATCGTCGCTGGCGTTCCTCATGCAGCTCGCGCTTCAACCCCTCGACCTTCGAGTGAAGGTTCTCGATGACGAGGCGAATGGAGGACACATCAAAGGCAGCGGCTTGCAGCCTCGTTTCCGTGTTGCGCAGCAGTTGCACGCAATCAATCAGGGGAAGGTGGTCCATTAGAACGGCACCTCGTCTCCCGCGGGCACCTCAGCGGGCTTGTTGACCTCGTAGTTCTTCATGAACCACTCGTCGGGGTAACCGTTCCTACCGGGCTTTCTCTCCACGGTAAATCGGTACTCCTCGCCCTTCTGAAGCGCCTCCACATCGCGCTTCGAGTTCTGCCAAGCCTTGAACTCAGTCCCGTCCTCCAGGATGATCCGGTGTGGCTTTGGGGCGTCGTTCACGTAGATCCGCTCGGGGCGTCCAACGTGAACCATCACGCCATCACCGCTCGGCGCCAGCTTGCCCGCTAATGCCTTCTCCACGCGCTCGCGCGAGTTCTGCCCCAAGGGCCGACTCGGGGCAACGGACGCCTCCTGGCGCTTCCTAGGCTCTTCGTGAGCCCGCTGGGCGCCGTCCGCATCATCGTCCTCCTCTGCGGCGAGGCCGAGGATGCCGTTCAGCCCGTACCGGCGCAGGTAGGTCGTGACGCCGCCGCGGTCTTGAGGCTTCAGCGGGCACTGCGCGCGCTGGCTTGCTTCGACAAACTCACCGGAGGCATGGAGAAGCCGGGTGGTGACCACCAGATCGGTTCCGTCGTTGGACACGAGCTGCATGACCACCAACCCGTGCTTCGCCAAAGGAAGGCGAACAGAGTCCATAACCGCGGCGATGGAGGCGTACCGATATTCCTTGCCGCCGTACGCTGTGGACTTCGAATCAAAGAGGACCGGCTTGATGTCCGGCTGAGCCGCCACCAATGCTTTCGCGAGCTGCTGCATCTAGATCTCCCCTATCTGGGGGCGCCTGCCGGGGGTTCGACTCCCCTCGGCTCCATTCACTTCCAGGCGCCCGATGGTGCGTGTTATAGCACTCCATCGGGAAATGGAAGGATCCTTCCTCACATATTTTTACGCAGCTCCGAGGCGCAGGGCGGC